TCTATCAATAGATGTTCCCAGCCCGTGCCAATAAAGAGCAGGACGAGGAAATCAAGAAGAAATTCCAGGAAGCAGACAAGAAAGAGCAAGAAGCTACTCTGCAACGTGCAGAGCTGAAAGAACTGCTCGAGCTTGTCACTTATATCGCTCTTGGCATTTCTGGTGGTCTGGACATCAATAGCTACACAGCGTTAGCGCAGAAAATTGATGCACCCGTCAACGGAAAACGATACACAGGGCCTACATTCGTCACTATCAATTATCCATACACGACTAATCCGAAGTGGCAGCAAGGAAATCGGACGATTGTCAAATACACTGGCGCCACTGGTTACAACTACACTGGCCAGTCTGCGGAAGATATGCTCAAATCTGGTGCATGGACTATCGTGCTGGCAAACATCAGTAATTAGCTAGAAAGGGGGTGATTATTATTTGAAACCAGAGTACCAGCTTTTAATGACCGTGGGCGGATTTATCATCACTGTCTACGGTTTTTACAATGTTCTGCGTGCTAAAAGCATTGAGCAAGCAACCAAAATCAACTCATTGGAATTGCGCTTAGGCTTCTTGGAGCAGCAGACGAAAGACCACACTCGGCGCTTGGACGACCACGACAAGCAGAACCAAGCTCTTGTCGCTATGACAGAGCAAATCAAGAATTTGACAGAAGATGTCAAAGAACTCAAAATCATGATCGAAAAGAAAGGAAGTTAAATCATGAACAAATTTGCAAAAAAACTCGCTATCAAAGTAATCAAGACTATGGCTCAAGCAGCGCTTGGTGTCATTGGCTCGTCTGCTCTACTTACTGAAGTAAATTGGACTATCGTAGGCTCTACTGTGCTGCTTGCAGGGTTTACTTGTGTACTAATGAACCTTTCTGAACTGAAGGAGGAAGAATAAATGGCAGATGTTGCAAGTTGGTTTGAAGCTCGTCGCGGAGCTATTACTTATTCAATGACCGGGAGTCGAAATGGAGCTGACGGGACAGGCGACTGTTCCGGCACTATTTCACAGGCTCTCAAGGATAACGGATTTGACATTCATGGTCTGCCGTCCACCGTAACGCTGGGGGCTCAGCTTGCTCGAGTAGGATGGGCTCGTATTAGCATTAACTCTGATTGGGATGCTCAACGAAATGACATCATTCTAATGTCATGGGGAGCTGACATGTCAAGCTCAGGCGGAGCTGGCGGACATGTAGGAGCTATGTTAGATAGCGTCAACTTCATTAGCTGTGACTATTCTACTCAAGGAGCTCCTGGAGGTGCTATCAACACTTATCCGTGGGATGACTACTACAACTGGAATCGTCCTGCATACATCGAAGTTTGGCGCTATGTAGGAGGAACAAATCAGCCTGCTACTGCTAATCCTACTCCTACTCGTCAGCCCCACAGCAAAGCCTACTACGAAGCTAATGAAGTTGCATTCGTGAACGGCATCTGGCAAATCAAATGTGATTACTTGTGCCCTGTGGGATTCGACTGGACAGAGAACGGGATTCCAGTATCTCTTGTCAACTGGGTCGACAAAGACGGTAACAATGTTCCGGACGGCGAAGATAAAGATTTCAAAGCAGGCATGTTCTTTAGCTTTGAAATCGATGAAGCGCATATCGCTGACACGGGCGACGGCGGCTACTATGCTGGATACTACTTCCGCAAGTTCGAGTTCGGTCAGTTTGGCACAGTTTGGCTGTCAACCTGGGATAAGGACGACCTTGTCAATTATTATGAGTAATTGATTGCAATTTTTCTTAAAATTAAATACAAAAACACAAAAAGAAAGACTTACAAGGAGTCCGCTCCTTTATAAGACACTGCCTCGGCCGATTGGTCGGGGCTTTTTTATTTGCTTCAAGGGGCAAAAAGGGGGCATAAGTTTAAAACTTTTGTATTTTTATGACAAAAAATATAGATAGTTTTATCTCTTTATACGCTTATTTAATGCGTTTTAACGCTATTCTATCTTTTTAGGCGAATAGCGAGACACATCCGTACAGTACGTTAATAAGAATTTAAAAACCTTGCTATATCAACGTTTCAGCGTTGTTGGCAAGGTTTTTATTTGTTATAAGGGGCAAGCAAGGGGCAAAAAAACTATTTTCGACTATTGGCAATCGTGTCTAAAATGTTCTCTATATTAGACTTCATGCTCTTCGTGACATGGGTATAGATTTGCATGGTAGTATTAGAGTCTTTATGCCCAACTCTTGCCATGATAGCTTTTACTGGTACATTTCTTTCGGCAAGCATGCTGATTAGTGTATGCCTAAAGATGTGGGAGCTGAGGGGCTTATTAATCGACTTATCTAGTCTCTGATTGGCTTTCTGCAGGGTAATGTTAAAAGCATTTCTTTGAATTGGTTTTCCATGGTTGTTGAGGAAAATATAATCTGTATCAGAGAGTTCAGGGTTCGTACTAGTGGCTAGTTCATTTAGCTTGATAAACTCGTCGATGATCTCGATTTCACGGTTAGTCAAGTTAGTCGTGCGGTAGCTTGATATAGTTTTCGTCAGTTCTTTCTTGGCGTTTCTGTCAATACTGTCTAGTGTGCCGTGTATATCAAGCTCTCTGCTTTCTTTGTGGTAATTGTGTCTTTCGATAGCTACAGCTTCACCAATTCGACAACCATTCAAAGACATAAATTCAGCCAATAGCCCCGCTCTGTATGTTCTAGTGTTTTTATATAATTCTTTCAAGAGTGCATTTAGTTCTTCTGGCTCCAGGTATTTCTCAGTGACTGATTGCATATTTTCCAACGTCAATACACGTTTAGGGAGAGTAGTAGCCCTGGCAGGATTGTCAGTTATGATCCTTAGCTCTTGAGCATAATCAAACACTCCGTTTAAGACAACTTTGATATGGTTTAGTTGAGAAGCTGTGTAGTTGGAATTAGCAATATATCTCTTAATATAAGCGACATCGATATTGCGGATAGGAACATTAGGTGCAAAGTTGTTAGATAGTCTTTTGTATGCTGGTTTACGAGCACGGACACTAGACCGCCTGACTTCCTTTTGGTAAAATGTCCACCATTCTTCCAGAACATCAGCAAATAGTCTATCTGATGTCGTAAGCTTCTGGAGAACATTCTCAATCTTTTCATCTAAAATCTTCTGGGCTTCTTTTTTAGCCCGGCTAGAGCCACTATCTAAAGTAACGGAGACTCTGCGCCATTTCTCTGTATATGGATCTTTGTATCTCTCGAAAAATTTATATTTTCCGTTTTCTAATTTCTCTATCCACATTGTTTTTTCTCCTCATTTTTGATAAAATGAGTACAAGAAAACGACCTTTTGAATGGTTGTTTCTTATACAGGATTTCCCCACATTCAAGCTTGCCGGCCGAGAATGTGGGGATTTTTTTATTTTTCTAACAAAATTTCTATCTTCTGTTTCAAATCTTCCAGCTCAATCATTTCACTATTGGCTGTGCTGATGTAATAGTCTATGTCTTGTTTGGCTTCTCTTTTTCCACCAGGATGTCCATACTGGTTTAAGTAATCAATCATCCGCTTATAAAAAGCGATACTATCTCGCAGATAATTTTCTTTCATCCTGTAGTAATCTATCTCAGATCTAGTCTTGTCCCAAGTCGGGAAGTCAATATCTAAGTTAGTAGGAAAGCCTTTAAAAGAGTGGATCTCCCACAGCGAGGCATATTTATCATAAAATTCTTGCCCGGCGGCTGTAAGTTTTGTTTTTTCGCCCAAATCTTCTAGATATCCCTCGACCTTGAGCTTTCGGGTTAACTTTTCAGCATTAAGATTATACTGGCTAAAGAAGTATTTGGGGATTGCTGTAGACGACTTACGCCCTTGCTTAGTCTTCCCCCACCAAACGAGCAGCAACCACTCTCTAAGCTTGTGACCGTCGCCTGTCTTAAAACTGTCATTGTAAGCCGGCAAATCAAAACTGCGGCCGTAATAATCTACCAGACTAGGACGAGTAATCAAAATATCGTAATAGTCTTCAGAGAAGCTAGTTTTACCTCTCACAACCAAATCAACCCTTGCATTATTTTTCTTTCCAAATAGAGCGCTAAAAATCCCCATAATTTGAACCTCCTAAAGACCTCCGGCAAACTTCAGATATTCGCCTTGTATCATGAGTTCGTCCGTGGTCGTTTTTAAATTATATTTTTTAGCAAAATTAGACCAGTTAAATGCTGCTGGGTCATCATAGCTGGCCAGCTCTTCCTGGACCAGATGGCGGATCATGAAACGGTTGGCTTCATTCTCGCAGCGCATAGCAGAGTGACGATATATAGAGCCGATATGCTCTAAGTGCCCTAATTCGTGTAGCAATACTCTGTGGCGTTCTGCAGGCGATAAGGAGCTGTTCAAGAAAATAGTCCTTGTCTCTGCGTCATAGAAACCACGCCCAGCCCATTGGTCTGGCTCGAAAGTATAAAGTGATACCTCGTACTGTTCCAACAGTTCTTTTTCTTTATCCATAATCTCCCTCACCTAAACTATTTCTTGCTATTGAGGTAGCCTTCTATAATGCCCTTAATAGCTCGCTTGTCGTCATCTGACAAGGGCTTGCCGTCAAAGAGCATAATGCGACCGTCCAAGTCGTCAAGTTCTATTTCATGCTCTGGAGCTTTTTCTCCTGCAATTACCGGGTTATCCGTCCGACCTAGTAAGTAGTCAGTAGATACACCGAAATAGTCTGCGATTTCTTGAAGACGGTCAGATTTTAAAGTTTTTTCTTTTAGTGAATAAAAATAATTTACACTATAACCTAAGTCTTCGGCGACTTTTTGTAGATTTATGTGCCGCTTATAGGATAGTTCTTTTATTTTTTCAAGTGTAGAAAACATTGTCACAAAGCCTTTCTTGGGCATGACAAAAAATATTTTATAAAAAAGTGTTATTTTCTGTTGACAAAAATAATACTCTAGTGTAAAATAGTTTTTGTAAGTTAAAGATTTAGTAAAAAACCTTGTAAAAACTTATCTAAAAATAAAATAGCTTTGGCGAGCGCATTGAATTGATAGATATAACGTTTTATCAAGTCTTTTAATCATGCTTACATTTTACACCTTAGTGTAAAATCTGTCAAGCGATATAACAAAATAATTTACTATTTCTTTAACTTTCTAATTAAGAAAGGAGAAAACATGAGTCAACAACACAAAAAATGGATTGAGCTGGTAAAGCGTCGACTCAATGAAAAAGGTTGGAGTCAATCAGACCTGGCGACAGTTATCGGAGTAAAGCCAGCTACAATAAACCGCCTAATCAAAGAAGGGCATGGAAGCGACAGCCTGAAGCTTGAGATCACTAAAAAGCTATCTATCTCTGATAGTTGGGTCGTCTTTGAAGAAAGGTAGGGGAGAAGATGCCACAGGTAAAGATAAAAGAGATTATCTATACGCCAGCTGACGGAACGGAAGAACCTACAGGCGGAGATTATGAACATCTAATGCAAAGGTGGCAAGGGTTGACACTTCCAACGGCAAAGCAATTTGTCAAAGAAATGCGAGAAAATGCAGAATTCGAGCAATATGTCTTCAATCCGACGCACAAGCTGATGTTTGTAGACTATGAGGGTTTCCGCAAGTTCTGGAAATGGAAGCAACTCAACCGCTACCGTGCTAAAAAAATAAGCCTTGCCGAGATAGAGTCGGACAAGGCACTAGCGAAGCGATTAGGCTTCTAAAAAGTATTTGCTTAATTATATCACACAACGAGGAGAAAAAACAATGGAACCAACATTAGGAAGTCAAGTATTAGGCGTCGTCTTGATCGCAACCATCGCATTCGTCGCTGGTTGGTACGGCAACCGGATGGACGCACGCAAACGTGCTAAGAAAGAGCGCTTGGAGCGCTTAGAAGCCGAGCTAGTGGCTCAGTACGAAGAAGATATGCGGTTGTATCACGAAGAACAGCGGCAAGCAGAAATGGACGCTCTAGCTATGGCTAGAAAAGCTATCACGCCAGCGTTTGAATATTAGGAGGGGAAAATAATGAAAAAAGGAATTAAATTATCAGTGGTAGGACTAACAGCTGTAGCAGGCTTGCTAATCAGCACAAATGTATTGGCAAGTGAAGTTGCTAAGGACGGAAACCAAATTCAGGTCACAGAACCTGAAATCACATACAATGCAGAAGCTTCTGAGACTTATGTTAATAAAGACCTAACATATCACACGGAAATCCCTGATGAAGTTGACATCAATGAGGGTGATACACTTACTTATACATTGCCTGAACAGCTTCAATGGACTACCACACAGGAGTTTGATGTGACTAGTCCTGAGGGTGAAGTAGTAGGACGGGCTGTAGCCTCAAATGACTCACAGAATGTAACTACTACTTTCAACGGGTACTTTAAGGAGCACCCTCTCAACAAGCAATTTGACATGACACTTTCGACTATGTGGAAGAAGGAAGTTGTTAAAGAAGGACAAAAATATGACCTAAGCTTTAATGGCACAGTAGTTCAGCAGGCAGAGGTTAAGCCTCAAGGCAAGGCAAATCCTACTGAGATTGTGGCTAAATGGGGCTGGCAAGACAAAGATGACCCTTCACTTATCCAGTGGGGCGGACGTGTAAACTTTGTGAAGCATGATCTTCATGATGTGAACGTATCTGACACCTGGGACGATAATAATGAGTATGTAGAAGGTTCAATGCGCCTGTTTGAATTATCATCAGCAGAGCCTTGGGTAGGGATTAGAGAAATTCCTCTAACAGAGGCTAATGTGCAATTCTACAAGAATGGCTTCAAGTTCAACCTACCACATGTG